AATATTGTAACGCTTCATCAATTCTATCTTCTAATTGGTCGTCATCAGCGTTAATTTCTATGACTGGCTTTCCGAGTGCTCTTAAAGCGTATTGTTTTAATTGTTCTCTACTTGATGGTGTTGCCATGCGATACCTCTAGTTCTCTTACATATTTATAAGAAAACTAAAGACTAAAAAACAACTAATTACGAATTTGAATCGTCAGGTTTAGACAATTGTTCTTTTTTTTCGTAACTACCAAGTAATTCACCAGATTTTTTAATTCTTTGTAATGACTGTAGTTGTCCTAGTACATTAAATCTATCTGTATCTGAAGAATGTTCAGTTAATTGTTTTGCTTTTTCGGCATACTGTCTACCGTAAGACTCTAACTGGTGTGTGTTAACATCTTTGTCATCAAAAGAACCATCGTTAAATTCTTTTTTCAATTTAGACCACATTTTGATTTCTCTCATTCTATGGTACGCTTGTTTTTCCATAGACGCTTTGACATACTTACACTCGTCTAAATCAATTTGATATTTTGTTGCTTTATATTCGTCTTGTTCTTCTATTATTTTTTTTTCTAACCAACCAATTTTTGCTTCGTTTCTTCTATATGAAAACGATAGGGACATTAAATTGTCCAAATAACTTGCTTGTTCTCTTACACACTGCCAGTATTTTGCTGCTTTGGTAGGGTATCTATTGTCTTGTAGTACGGAAAATCTTGCTTCTGTTTCTGTACGAAACATTTGTTTTTTAGTCCAAGTATCTTTCAACTCGGCCGTCATCGCTTTAAAGTCTTTTAAATCTTGTACTTCTAAAAGACTGTTAAGGTTTTCACCTTCTTTTTCAATTAGGGCTTTTAAGTTTTCTTTTGTCATTTTTCAATCCTTCACTTTATTTATTATACACTATATATAATAATCTATTTAGTTATATTTAGTTTAACTTGAGGTTATAGTTTCTATACCGCCTGTTGTTGACCATTCTTCGGTTGCCGTAGGGGAACCTACGCCACCAATAGCTAATGCAGATGGGATAGTTCCAGCTCCTGCTAGTCTAAATCTTGCAGTACTTAAATCTGCTAATTCTGTCCAGTTGGTTCCATTATATAATTCTGTTTGTCCTGTTGGTCCATACCCACCAAAAGCTAAAGCAGCTGTATTAGTAGATCCAGCGCCTCCCAAAAAACGTCTTGCTGTATTTAAGTCATTGACTTCTGTCCAATTAGTTCCATTCCAGGATTCTGCTAATGCTTGATTTGTATCTCCTGGAGTATACCCCCCAAAACCAATTCCTGCTGTTTGAGTTCCAGCTCCTGCTAGACCACTTCTTCCAGTATTCATATCATTTAATTCTGTCCAATTAGTTCCATTCCAGGATTCTGTAACTACACTAGTTCCAGGTAAAACCGGAGTAGCATTACCACCAAAAACTAAAGCGGCTGTACTGATACCACAACCTCCCATATAATTTCTTAAACTATTTAAATCATTAACTTCAGTCCAATTAGTTCCATTCCAGTTTTCTGTTTTTGCTCCATGAGTATTTGGTCTTCCCCCAACAGCTATAGCAGCAGTTGATGTACCTACTCCTACTAATTTTTCTCTTGCACTATTTAAATCATTCACTTCAGTCCAGTTGGTTCCATTATAAGATTCTGTTTCGGCTAGGTATGGCCCACCACCAAAAGCTAAAGCAGCTGTATTAGTAGCTCCTGCTCCTCCTAATTTTGCTCTTCCCGTATTTAAAGCACCACCAGTAGCCCAAGCGCCCACTAAAGCCCCTTTATCAATCTTTAAAGCGTTACTTGTAGTATTATACCACACCTGGCCCTCAAAGGACGCTGGCGGGTCAGCACTTACGTTTTGTATGAGTGTTCCTTTTATTTCTCTATATTTTGTCATCTCTTTTATTTATCTAACTTGAAGCAATACTTTGATTGCCTCCTGTTTCTGACCATTCTTCTGTTATGGAATTAGGCCCTGTCGGCCATCGACCAAAACCTAAAGCAGCTGTTTGAGTTCCAGCTCCTCCCAAACCTCTTCTTGCTGTGATTAAATCACCAACTTCAGTCCAATTAGTTCCATTCCAAGTTTCTGTTTCACCTCTATCAGCAGGGGATTTATATCCACCAAAACCTAAAGCTGCCGTTGAAGTTCCAGCTGCTCCTAATTTATCTCTTCCGGTATTTAAGTTATTGACTTCTGTCCAATTCGTACCATTCCATAATTCTGTTGCAGTACTGGTGCCAGGTGGTGGATATCCACCAAAACCTAAAGCTGCAGTTTGAGTTCCAGCTCCTGCTAAAACATTTCTTGCTGTATTTAAATCATTAACTTCAGTCCAATTGGTACCATTCCAAGATTCTGTTGCGCCTGTTGTAGGTGGAGAATTTCCGCCAAAAGCTAAAGCTGCTGTATTAGTTCCTGCTCCCGCTAATTGTTGTCTTGCCGTATTTAAGTCATTTACTTCTGTCCAGTTGGTACCATTCCAAGATTCTGTTGCAGCTGTAATGGGAGCAGGATCAGCATTTCCACCAAAACCTAAAGCTGCAGTTTGAGTTCCAGCTCCTGCTAAAACCATTCTTGCCGTATTCAAATCATTAACTTCTGTCCAACTTGTGCCATCATAAGATTCTGTTGCACCGGTTGAAGGTGGAGCAAATCCACCAAAACCTAAAGCAGCTGTTTGTGTTCCAGCACCTGCTGCATATCCTCTTCCTGTATTTAAATCCCCACCTGTTGACCAAGCGCTCACTAAAGCGCCTTTATTAACTCTATGACTGCCTGTTGAGGAGTTATACCACACCTGTCCTTCAAACGGTGCTGGAGGATCTCCTGCGACAGTTTGGACTTTTATTCCCTTTTCACTAGCGTAATCGGCCATTTAAATACCTGTTTGTTATTCTTCTAATGTAATGTCAGCTGGTCTAGCGCCAAGTCTTTCAATCTTTTGTTCTGATGTTTCACCCTCTACATTGTCATTATCCCAAGTAGTTTGAGATGTTGATACTTCAGCGTCAACGATTGCTTGTGCTTCTGCTAGTGTTTTTGGTGTACCTAATACTTTATTAATCCAAAGATTTGCGTCTTTGTTGTGAGCAGGTACTCTCCAAATGTTACCAGGAAAACTTCTAAAACCAATAGTTGCCGATTCAAATGAGTTAATAAAACCTTTTCCCCAATTTTCAGCAACGCAGTATTGATATGTTTTGTGTGCCATTGTTGTTTCTCCTTTTTCTTACTATTTATAATTCTATTCTAGTGTTATTGTTTCTGTTACTTGGGCTGGTGCGTTAAATTCTTCAGTTTCAGAAGTAGGTTCACCTCCAAAAGCTAAAGCAGCTGCTTTTGTACCTGTTCCTGCTAAATTTTGTCTTCCAGTATTTAAATCTGCTACTTCCGTCCAACTTGTTCCATTATAAGATTCTGTTATGGCTAAATAACCAGGGATGGGGTTATTTCCACCAAAAGCTAAAGCAGATGTATTATCAGTTCCAGCTCCTGCTAAATTATCTCTTGCTGTATTTAAATCATTAACTTCAGTCCAATTGGTACCATTCCACGATTCTGTTACAGCTGTAATAGGAGGAGCATCTCCACCAAAAGCTAAAGCTGATGTATTTGTGCCATCTGCACCTAAAAAAAATCTAGCTGTATTTAAATCATTCACTTCTGTCCAATTGGTACCGTTCCAAGATTCTGTTCCTGCAAAAATTTCAGGAGTTCCTCCAGTGTCTAAAAGTCCTCCAATAGCTAAAGCTGCTGTATTATTAGTTCCTGCTCCACCTAGACTTCTTCTTGCTGTATTTAAATCATTAACTTCAGTCCAATTGGTACCATTCCAAGTTTCTGTTAATGCTTGAGTAGGTGGAGCAAATCCACCAAAACCTAAAGCTGCTGTTTGAGTTCCTGAACCCCCTAGACCATATCTAGCTGTATTTAAATCGTTTACTTCAGTCCAGTTAGATCCATTATAAGATTCTGTAAGCGTAAAATAAGGTGAATATCCACCAAAAGCTAAAGCAGCTGTCTGTATTCCAGCTCCTGCCATTTGTTGTCTTAATGTATTCATAGTTCCACCCGTTGCCCACGCACCAGCAGCAGTTTCCTTATGAGTTTTAAACTTACCCAAATCTGTACGATACCATACTTGGCCGTTTTGTGGATTTGGTGGATCCGCAGATAATGCTTCTATTGCCGTTCCGTTTATTTCTTTATATGTACTCATAGTTTTTTCTCTTTTTTATACTTCAGTTATGGTTTCGGTTACTTGAGCTGGTGCTTCACTCCATTCTTCGGTTGCATTTGTTGTGGCTGGTGATTCACCACCAAAAGCCAAAGCTGATGTGTTACTAGCACCTGCCTCACCAAATTTGCTTCTTCCTGTATTTAAATCATTTAATTCCGTCCAATTGGTTCCATTCCAAGTTTCTGTTGCACCTGTTCTAGGAGCTCCTGGAACATTACCACCAAAACCTAAAGCAGCTGTATTAGTTCCAACCCCTCCTAAATCATCTCTTCCTGTATTTAAACCATTGACCTCTGTCCAATTTGTTCCATTCCAAGTATCTGTTGTTGTTTTTGGAGAATCTCCACTACCACCAAAAACTAAAGCTGCTGTTTGGGTACCAGCTGCAGCTAAACCTTGCATATAACCTAAATCATTAACTTCGGTCCAATTGGTACCATTCCAAGTTTCTGTTACACCTGTAGGAGCTGGATAACCAGCAATGGCCAAAGCTGCTGTTTGTGTTCCTACACCTGCTAAATTATTTCTTCCTGTATTTAAATCATTTAATTCCGTCCAATTGGTTCCATTCCAAGATTCTGTTTGTGTGTGCCTTGTTGTTGGGGGGCTACTAAATCCACCAAAAGCTAAAGCAGCTGTTTGGGTTCCACATCCTGCTAAAACATGTCTTACTGTACTTAAATCATTTACTTCAGTCCAACTAGTTCCATTGTAAGATTCTGTTACTCCTGTTGAAGTTGATCCTCCTAAAGCTGGTGCTAAATCTCCTCCAAAAGCTAAAGCAGCTGTTTGAATTCCTGCTCCTGCTGAACCCTCTCTTGTTGTATTTAAATTACCACCTGTAGACCAAGAACCAACTAGACCAACTTTACTAACTCTAAAAGTACCTGTGCTAGAATTGTACCAGATTTGTCCTGTTAAAGGAGCGGGTGGATCACCCGCTACTGTTTGAACTGATATGCCTTGTATTTCTTTATAAGCGGTCACTATTTATCTTTTAGCAACCAACCTTGTGTGTCATCTACAAAAACAAGTGTAAACCCAGCCCGTTCTGTAGCAACAGTTAGGTCAGCTGCTGAACCTTGTATGTTTTTACCATTTCTGGCAACTGTTAAGTTATTTGAATCAAATGTTCCAGCGTAGTCAATAAATGATACTTCATCACCTTGTGTTGGAGATGATGGAAGTGTTGCTGTAATTGCAGCACTTGTTGTATTTACAAAATATCCTTCACCAGCAGAAGCATTAAACGCCGCTGTTTTAACGGCCTGCCACGCTGTACCAGCAGAGATTTCTCCACTAGAACCTAGTGAAATAGCTGTTCCGTTAATTGTAATACTTGAATTTGAAAGTGAAGCATTACCAATGTTAGATAATGTATTGTTTGCAGCATCTATTGTTTTGTTTGTAAGTGTTTTTGTATTATCTGTTGAAATAATATCGCTACCACCTAATGTAGCAGTTGTTGCTTCAATATTTGCAACTAAAGTTCCTGTAGAGATAGTTAAATCTCCTGTATCTGACGCAGTAGCAGTTGTAGTACCAACAACAAATTTGTCAGCACTTTCGTCCCAAGCAATAATTGCGTTATCACCTGTACTACCTCTTTCAATAATAATACCAGAATCATTTGAGTTTGTAGATGCACCTGAATTTAATTCTAATAAGTTATCATCTAAAGTCGTATTTGTAGAGTTAACTGTAGTTGTTGTTCCATTGACAGTTAAGTTACCTGTAATAGTAGCATTACCACCAATAGTGACGTTATCTGGTAGGCCAACAGTTATTGTACCAGAACTTTCACCTACTTCAACTTCGTTTGTTGTACCTTGAATTGTTAATGTACCACCTAAAGCAACGTTTGTTGATGTTGAACCATCTGTAACAGCAATTGCTGAATTAGTTAATGAACTATTACCTATATTGGATAATGTGTTGTTACTTGCGTCAATTGTCTTATTTGTTAATGTTTGAGTTGCAGCGTTTGATGTAATCTCAAATCCACCTGCTGTTGAACCATCGTGTACTCTAAGCGTATCTATACTTGTATCAACACTAACTTCCCCTGCTGATCCAGTAAAAGAATTGTTTTGAGCAGTAGTTCCTCTTCTAAACTGTAATACTGTTGGCATTTAAAAATCTCCTATACTTATTTATAATACTTTTTCTTACGAAAACGCTCCTAAATCTATTGTGTTTGTTAATCCTACTGGATCGTTATAACTAAATGTGTTTGCTGATAAAGCAATACCAAATGCGTCTGTTGATGTAGACTCAAAAGGTGTTTCCTGTGTAGTTTGAGTGGGGTCATAACTTAAATCAAAGTTACCTTCAGAACCTGGTGCTGTTGATAATGTTGACTCATTTAAGTTTGTTGCAACTGAACCAAAAGTTAAGTTACCACTTCCATCCGTTTTTAATACCTGACCGTTTGAACCATCTGTAATTGCACTGGTAGGTGCTGTTACAAATAAAGCAACATTACCTGTTGCGTCAGGAAATGTAATTGTTCTATCTGCTGTAGGGTCTGTAACGGTAAGGTTTGTTTCAAACTCATTATCAGTAGAACCCTCAAATCTTAAAGAATTTTGTATATCAATTGTTGTTGAATTGACTGTTGTTGTTGTGCCAGATACAGTTAAATTACCAGCAATTGTAACATTTGCACCTGACATTGTAATCGCAGCGGTGTTAGATGAACCTGAAGTAATTTGTAACTCACCAGAGTTATTTTTTAAATTACCATATTGAGTACCACCGTCTTTTAAATAAACATTACCACCATCAGCATCTAAATTAATATCTGTACCTGCGTCAAGTGTAATAGTTGATGCGTTATCTATTTCAGCAATAACTGGCGTGGTTAAAGTTTTATTAGTTAGTGTATCTGTACTTGATGATGTTAAAAGTCCTGAACCTGTAATTGTTCCTGTAACAGAAAGATTACCTGTAACTGATAAACCATCATCAATTGTAATTAAAGTTGAATCTGATGATGAAATTGTTGAACCTGAAATTTGTATTACAGAATTTTGAACAGCACTCGTACCATTACCTAAAAGAATTGAATTAGTTGTTAATGTATTAGTACCAATACCACCATATGTAACACCTATAAATTCACCAGATTGAAACTCCGCTAGACCTGTGGCGTTGTTACTTTCATCAAAGACTGTTCGTATAGGTAATTTTTCTGCCATTAGTTTCTCCTAAAATAAAAACAGTTCATCTGCTGTTGCAGTTAGTGATGAACCATTAGCTAATGTAAAATTAGCAACAAAATAATTTGTTGTTCTTGCTTTAAAGTTTAAATAAGCATTGGCTGTACTTAAACCACCAGCATTACTAAAAAATGGAACTGAACGAATTGCCGTTCCTTGATTTTCGTCAGCTAATGCTATATTTTTTGTTGTATTAGTTGCAACTTCAATCTTTGAATTAACAGGTAAAGTAGCACCAGCAGCAGAAATATTAATTGTTCCTGTTCCGTCAGATGATATTGTTGCACCACCTAGATTAATTGTACTACCTGCTAAATATAATTCTGCCCAACGTTTATCGGTTGAACCTAAATTACGAGTATTAGTAGCATCAGGTAAAATATCTTGGTCAACAGCTGACAGATCAATATTCGCAGCATCATTAAAGTTGGCAACAGTAATAATACTGGCACCATCTCTCATAAAAACTTTTTTATCAGTTATATTAACTGCGACTTCACCATCTGCTAGATCACTCGTAGTAGGTACAGCAGAAGCTGTCGTACTTCTTTTTAATTTTATGACTGTTGCCACTTATATCTCCTAATTAATAATTAATTAAAATGTTCCGCCGTCAATCGTAGTAACTGTTACTGCCCCACTTGATACTGTAAAGTTATCAGAACTAAATGAAGCAATACCTTTATTAGAAGTTGTTGCATCTTCTCCAGTGATTGTCAATGTATTTGAAGCAATCGCTGTTTGGATACCTTCACCATTCGCAATTACTAATGTTTCACCAAGAGCAACTGCATCTGTTGATGAGTCACTTCCTTGAATAGTAAATGTACTATTTGTAAGTGAAGAATTACCAATGTTAGATATTGTATTAGAAGAACCACTAATTGTTTTATTAGTTAAAGTTTTAGTGTTATCAGTTGAAATAACATCACTTCCACCTAACGTTGCTGTTGTCGCCTCTAAATTCGCAACTAAAGTACCAGTTGTGATTGATAAATTACCTGTTGAAGCACCTGTCGCTGTAGTTGTTCCAACAATAAACTTATCAGCACTCTCGTCAAATCCGATAAATGCGTTATCACTATCACCTCTTTCAATAATGATACCAGAGTCATTAGCAGGCGAACCTGTTGTTCCGTTACCTAATTCAAATAATGTATCTGAAGCAACTGTATTAGTTGTTGAAATAGTGGTTGTTGTACCATTAACTGTTAAGTTACCTGTAACTGTTAAGTTGTTTCCAACTGTGACATCACTTGGTAAACCAATTGTTACTGTACCTGAACTTTCAGCAACTTCTACTTCATTTGCTGTACCGTTAAATGTAATTGTTCCACCAAGAGCAGTTGCAGTTGAGTTTGAACCATCTGAAACTGTAATTGTAGAATTAGTTAATTTAGCATTCGCAACTGAACCATCAACTAACTGAGAACCATTAATCGTTTTGTTTGTTAATGTATCAGTAGATGAAGCAGTGATGTAAGCACCTAAATCAGAAATATCTGCTTCAACAATTGTTATCGTGTTGTTTGCTGTATCAATTGTTTTGTTTGTAAGTGTTTGTGTACCAGAGTTTGTTGTAACTGTGTTATCAATTGCAAAAGTTACTGTGTCACCAGATACTGTTGAACCGATACCTGTTCCACCTAAAAACTGTAAAGTGTCAGATTGTGTAATTGTTGACGTTGTTGAACTATCATCAGAGATAGTAAACGTTGTCATCTGACTTGCAGTTTGTGTATCTACATAAGCTTTAATCGCTTTCGCAGATGCAAGTGTATCATCACTTCCTGATACTGAACTTAAATCAGTATCAATAACACCTGAAGCAAAATCAGCAACTTCAATATTTGATATTGAGTTACCTGTACCATTAGCGTCAAATGTTTTATTTGTAAGTGTGTCTGTACTTGAAGCGGTAATGTAAGAACCTAAATCAGAAATATCTGCTTCAGTAATTGTTATTGTGTTTGAAGCACTATTGATTGTTTTGTTTGTTAATGTATCTGTTGTTGCTCTTCCAACTAAAGTATCAGTCGAAGTAGGTAATGTCAACGTACCTGTGTTACTGATTGTTGAAATAACTGGCGATGTTAATGTTTTATTTGTTAACGTTTGAGAACCAGTGAGTGTAGCAACTGTACTATCAATATTAAATGTTACTGTGTTATCTGTAACTGCAGATGTTAATCCAGTACCACCAGCAAATGTTAATGTTTGACCAGTTGTAAATGTATCTTGCGTTGAACTATCATCTTGGATCGTAAATGAACCAGATGGTATAGCAGCAAAACTTAAAACACCAGAACCGTCTACAGTTAAGAATTGACCATTTGAGAATGAACTTGGCAACGTAAGTTCGATACTCGATGCAATACTTGCTGGAGCTTTAAGTCCTACATAATGAGAACCATTATTTGTTCCTTCATTAAATTTGATTTGACCACCAGCGGCTGCAGCATTACCAACATTAATTGTGTCAATCGCTAAATTTGAATCGACTGTTAATGCTGAATTTGCTGTAAGTGTACCATCTACGTGATCTAGTTTATCTGTAAAATATTGTCCGCCAATGACTGTAATATTATTGGCATTACCATCACCATCTACTCCACCTTCACCTATAAAGAGTCTATCTCCTAGATTACCTTGAGTACCTGTTCCATATGTATAAGCCAGTTCGCCTAATTTAAGTGTCGCTGGCGCTGTAGTTCCCGAACTACGTTTAATCTGAATTATTGTTGACATTTATTAATTCTCTCCTGTTAAAATGCACCACCGTTAAAGGTAATTGTACCTGTGGTTGTTTGCAATTCGTTTCTTGTTACAAATTTATCTGTAGCAGCGTCATATTGAATTAATGCACCATCTGAAAGAGAAGTTACATTCACGTCATTTAAAGCTCGAAAAGTTTGAGCAGCGGTTGCGCTAGGTATTGAAACAGAGACCTGTTGAGGTCCTGCTGAATTATTTGAATTGATTTTTGCCTTTACAACAGCCATTAAAACTCTCTCTTTTAAGTATATTTATAATAACTATTTATTAAAGATTATGTAGTAACTGATGGACTTACTGTAATAATTCCTTCTATAACTCTTGTAATTGTACTATCGGAAGTCTTTAATATCTCTACATCATATACGTATCTCGCTGGCGCCTCTAAAGCGTTAGTTTGATCTGGTGTTAGAGATAATGTAATAATACCAGTTGTCGCATCTGACGCAATCGCAGTCGTAAATGATGTTCTTGTTCTTGTTGAAGCGTAACCTTGTGATAGTTTCGCAGACGCAGTGTAGCCTGTTAAATCAAACGCTGTATTGTCACTATTTGTAACAGTTACATCAGTTGAAAATGTTGCGCCTTGATCGATTCTAAGATTCGCTCTCGCTGCCATTGACTTCTTCTAATCCCTTTTTAATCTTTTCGTTATAGTAATTAGTTAATACTTCAATCTTCTCTAATTCAATTTCGTGTCTTACTTTAGATTGTTGTATTTCTTGTCTAGCAACAATTGTATTTCTTACATCTAATGGTAATTCACTAATAATGTAACTTTTACCATCAACTGTTAATGTATCTTGTTTTGTTTGTTCAGCCATAATATCCTCACTTTTTATTATTTATAAGTTATTTATTGTTGTTTTTTACGAATGCTGGTAACCCTAACATAGGTCTACCATCAAATAGATTACTTTGTGCATACGGTCCATTTATGTGATTATAATGTAAGAATACTTGTCCACATAGATTACCCTCAAACGGTTCTCTCCAGTGTTCTAATTCACAACCACTATAAACTAACATATCGCCAGGTTCTAAATCAACTCTATTTCCAGCGGGTGCGTTAGGTTTGTGTATATTTTTATATTCATCTATAACATTATTTGAACCTGTTGGATCAATATAGATAGGCCATAAATCACCACCTAGATTAAGTGTTGTTGATATTTCACAACTTGGTCTATCTTTATGTCTTTTGAGTATCGCACCTTTTTCATAAACTCTTGTATAAGCATAAGTAGGTACTAAATCTAATCCTGTTTGTTGTTTCATAACAGGTAAAACTTTCATCATTAAAGTTTCCATTACATCATTACCATATTCTGAATAAACATTTGGTACTTGTTTATCAGTCCAAGTTCCATAATGTCCATTGTCGGCTGTAATATTATGTTTATACATAAAGTCAACAGCATCTCGTCTTAATAACTGATAATTAAAAATAAAGTTTGCTAATTCATATGAAATGGCATTTTTTATTACTTGATACTTTTTTTGTTTAAATTCTTCGTTCATATATTAAATCCTTTTTGTACAAAATTAAAACTTACAGATATTCTTATATCGTTAGTTCGATTTGGTTCAACACAATGCCATAACCAAGATGGAAACATTATCAATCTTCCTTGTATTGGTTGTAAATGTGCTTCTCTCCATAATTCTCTAGGCATTTCAAACATTTTATCTCTACCATTTTTTCGATTTGGCATCATTGTTTGTATTCCAGGTCTTGGATCATTAACAACTAACTCCCCACAGTTTGGTTGTGTTTTAATATAATACACACCAGAAAATAAACAATTAGGGTGAACGTGAGGTCTATTGTATCCACCAGAGTAATTTATATTGGCCCACATATTTCCTAAAAATGGTTCACTATCTAACCATTCCTCATTATAGATTTCATATTGCATTTTATATAATTCATCTACTAAAGGTTTATATTCAGGTTTTGTGTGCATATCTGTTGTTGAATGCCAACCATTCATATTGGTTCTTGTAACACCTTTGTCTTTTTTAGACCATTCTATTACGTGATGAGCTAAAGTTTGATTATCTAATTGTAAATCTTTACCATAGATAATTGTAGGAAAAAAATGTTCTTTTAATAATTGACTCATATTACTTAAACGGTGTTCCTCCAAACCATACCACTAAAGACTTTCTTAATCCTCTTGTTACAGGTGCTACTCTATGACTTATAAAAGACGCAAAGAAAATAGCGTGACCTTGTTTTAGTGGTGCCTTTTTACCTGGTGCTAATAACTCTAATTCACCACCATCAAATTCACTTTCGTGTGATAACAATAAAGTCATTGATATTTTTCTTACTGGTGGTTCGTGTTGACAATTGACATCATTGTCTTGGTGCCATTGATAGTAACCACCTTCAGGATATTCTGTATATTGTGCTTGTTCCGTTAACTGCATTCCTTCAAATCCAAAATGATTTCGATTTGTCTGGTGCATTACTTGTTCTAATTTACGATACATTGGTTCTAATTTACCAAAAGGTATCCAAGAAATATGACTTGTTCTTGTTTTTGTATTGACTTCACCACCCTTTCCACCACCAACTTGCCCCATTTGTGGTGGCATTGAACGACCCATATTAATAATATCTTGGCATTGTTCAGGTGTAAAAATAGGTTTTGTGGTTTCTACAATATAAGACTTCCAACGAGGTTCAGTTATCATTGTAGGTTGTTTAAAGTATCTAAATTGGTTATTATCGTTCATTATTAAACTCCTCGATTTTCTACAGGATTAAAATCTACGTCACAGTTTGCTGCTAGTGTTCTTCGTGTTTGGTGTGTTCCATTAAATGGATATACACAATGTCGCATATCATAAGGAAACACATAAAAATCTCTTATTTCCATTGGTGGTTGATAATCTATTTTAGCAAATTGACCATTGGCAGCACCTAATATTTGTAATCGACCATTTTGTGGTGTTTCGGATGCTGAATATTCTACACCATAAGTATTTGGTAATTTAAGTATCATAACACTTGAAAGGCCTGTATATAAAGTACCTCTATGTATATGAGCGGGATTGTATTCGTGTTGTTTCATTTCATTTATCCATATTGAATTTAAATGTGTTTTATATTTACGAATTTTATTATAATTTAAATAGTGTTTATATATATCTTCAAACCATTTTACTATATCGTAAGGTAAAAAGTTGTGTCTTTTTACTTTTGTTTCATCTGCTCCATTGTAGTATATAGAGTGTTCGTTTTGTATCTTTCCTACTAACGTTTTATTTGCTGATGGTAGATTTTTAAACTGACTTTCGTAAATAGCATTTAATGTTATAAAAATATCATATGGTACTTGATATTTCATTATAGATTGTCCTAGATTTATACATTCAAACTTCATAATACAATATGACCATAGGCCTTTCTGATACTTTCAGGTATCATTGATTTATAAGGATTATCTTCCTTTTTAATTTCAGTTTTTATAGTGTGCATTTTATTTCCAACAATATTATCATTATAACTTAAACCATTGACACTAAACTGATTTAAGGATTTATAATTGTGATTAAAGTAAGGTATTTCTAAAAATGAGTATATTTTTCTAATTTCATTTTCAGAATTAGTTACCAAATCATTATATTTTAAAAAATGACATTTTGACCTATTTTCAGGTTGTAAAGCATTTTGTATAGCAATTAATTCTTTTGCAATTGCACCTTCGTTATTCATTAGCATCCATAATTTTTCTTCAATGTTTCTTTTACCATATTTATTCGGGAACGCAGATGGCTCATTTTCAAACCATTTAATGTAAGACGCAAGTACATCTAATAAATCTCTCCATATAATAATACATTTAATTGGTTGTTTTAGATGTTTTTCAACAAGTAGTTGATTGCCAGGAGTAAATACAGGACCTCTATCAATAATATATTTGTATGGCCAGTTTTGATAATAGTTTTTATAAACATTATCTAATACATTATCTAATGATTGATGGTCAGGATAGTTTTGAAATACATCAGTTTGTTTTAGTAAAAAAACATCTTTCATTATCTCTAAAGTAATAGAGTTTGCGGTTACACCAATGTCGGGATTTTGATTCATTAAAGAACCAAATAAGGTATTGCCAGAACGTGGTAAGGCCAGTAAAAAGAAAAGTTGTTTATTCAAACCATCAATTTTCATAATCTGTTACATTACAAAGCATTTTATATGCTATAATATAATTTTATTTATATAAGTTTTTAAGCGTCACCAAATGAAACTGTTGTTGGGCCACCACCTGTGAATTCTTCTGTTGCGCCTGTTGTAAATGGTGGAAATCCACCAGAACATAAAGCAGCAGTTGCTGTACCAGTACCTGCTGGAGCGACTCTTGCCGTATTTAAATCATTCTCTTCTGTCCAATTAGTGCCATTCCAAGATTCAGTTTCTGCTTTGTATACGTTTGGAAATATGTCGCCACCAAAAGCTAAACCTGCTGTTGTATCTCCCGCTCCCGCTAATTCTTTTCTTCCCGTATTTAAATCATTTACTATTGTCCAATTTGTTCCATTCCATAATTCTGTGCTGGCACTATCAGGAACACCACCAAAAGCTAAAGCTGCTGTTTGAGTACCAATTCCTGCTAGTCTATATCTTCCCGTATTCAAATCATTCACTTCAGTCCAATTAGTTCCGTTCCAAGATTCTGTAAATTCAAACGATGGTATTGGATATCCACCAAAAGCTAAAGCCGCTGTTTGAGTTCCACATCCTGCTAAAGCAAATTGACCTCTTGCATTAGTTAAATCATTGACTTCGGTCCAGTTAGTTCCATTCCAAGATTCTGTTGCACCTGTACTACCAGGTGGTGACCCATCCTCTCCACCAAAAGCTAAAGCAGATGTATTATCAGCGCCTGCTCCTCCGTGACCCTCTCTTCCTGTATTTAAATCATTGACTTCTGTCCAGTTGGTTCCATTATAAGTTTCTGTTAAAGCATTACCACCACCTGCTGGACCTGGTACACCACCAAAAACTACACTTGCTGTTTGAGGACCAGCTCCTGTTAAATTTTTTCTTTCATTATTCATTAAATTGGCTGTAGCCCAGGCACCAGCAGCAAACTTTAATCCTTTTAAAGCCCCACTTGTAGTGTTATACCACACTTGGCCTTCAATTGGCGCTGGTGGATCTGCGGATAATTTCTGAATGTTTATACCTTTTATTTCTTTATATGCGGCCATGGTTTATCCTGTTGAAAATGTTTTTGTGGAAATGCCAGCGTCCCATTCTTCTGTGCTTGTAAAGGGAGATTCATCTCCAGCTGCAACAAAAGCAGAGGTTGAAGATCCATCGCCACCGTGTAGTGTTTTCACATCATTCAAATCATTTTCTACGGTCCAGCTTGTACCATTCCAAGATTCTGTACTACGAGATCCACCAGGTCTACCACCCATCGCTAAAGCAGCTGTTTGTGTTCCAGCTGTTGCTCTATGTCTACTACCAGGACTATTTAAACTTCCTACTGTTGTCCAATTTGTACCATTCCAAGATTCTGTCGCTCTTTCAGTAGGAGGTTCATTTCCTCCAACAGCTAAAGCAGCTGTATTAGTACCACATCCTCTTACATAAGCTCTAGCAGTATTTAAGTTATTGACTTCAGTCCAATTGGTACCGTTCCAAGTTTCTGTTTCGGCTAAAAGAGGAAAAAAACCACCAAAAGCTAAAGCTGCTGTTGAATTACCTGCTCCCGCTAAATGGTATTTTGCTGTATTTAAATCATTCACTTCTGTCCAATTGGTACCGTTCCAGGATTCAGTTAATGCTACAGTAGGTGGTGTTTGACCTCCAAAAAATAAAGTGTCTGTTTGAGTACCATCCCCACCCATGTTGTATCTTGTCGTATTCATATCATTTACTTCAGTCCAACTTGTTCCATTATAAGTTTCTGTTTGACCGGTGGGTGCACCTAATCCACCAGCAATTAATCCAGCAGTTTGAGTTCCAGTACCCATCATAGAATATCTTCCAGTATTTACATCATTAGCGGTAGCCCAACTTCCAGGATTATTAATATATCCTTTTAAAGCACTAGTAGTAGTATTGTACCACACTTGGCCTTCAATTGGCGCTGGTGGATCACTTGCAACTTCTTGTATTGTAAGACCTTTTATACTTTTATATTCTGGCATTTTTTCTCTCTTTTATACTATTTATTAATATAATAAACACTATTTTTGTTTTAATACCCAACCTTGAGTATCATTATAAAACACTAAAGTAAATGCGGCTCTTTCAACTGCCACAGTCAAATCTGTCGCAGAACCTTGTATAGGTTTGCCATTTCTATCAACTGTTAAGTTATTTGTATCAAATGTACCTGCAACATCAATAAAACTTATTTCATCACCAATTGTAGGTGACGCAGGTAACTGTACTGTATGAGCAAATGAAGTTGTATCTATAAAGTATCCTTCACCAGCGGCTGCAGCTGTTACCGTAGAACCATCTGCGACAACACCTGTTTGCCAGTCTGTACCAGCAACAATCGAAGTTGTATCGCCTAAATTAATTGTAACACCATTAAGTGTAAAACTTGAATTTGTAAGTGAAGCATTTCCTATGTTTGATAATGTTGCTTCTGAACCACTTATTGTAAGTGTATTAGATGAACTATTAATTGTTTTGTTTGTTAAAACTTGCGAACCTGTAAGTGTTGCTACTGTACTATCTATGTTAAATGTAACTGTATTATCAGTAACAACAGATGTAATACCTGTTCCACCAGCAAAACTTAATGTATCTGTTCCTATAGTAACGTTGTCCGTTGTAGAAGAATCATCTCTTACAGTTAAAACAGTTGAAATACCTGAAATTTGATTATCAACATAGGCCTTAATAGATTGTTGAGTGGCCAATTGAGTATCACTATTACTTGATAGGGTATCTTCATCAAGTATTGCTGTACCAGAAACACCTGTATTTAAAACAGCACTTGTAAGTGTTTTGTTTGTTAAAACTTGCGAACCAGATAAAGTTACAATAGATGAGTCAGCGGCAATGGTTAATGTATCCGTTGCACTTACTGTTGCTGTAATACCACCTGAACCTACAACGTTTAACGTATCATTACCTGATATTGTTTGTACTGAAGAAGTTGAATCTCTTAATGTAAAAGTAAATGTCGCTCCTAAAGCTTCATTTACAGCAGCAACAATAGATGATTTATCAGTAGTAGATAAACTTTCTAAATTACCTACATCAGTACCTAAACTGTTAAACGTGGTTCTAAACGTTTCTAAAGTATCTGACGTTGCTACATTTCTTATGGCCATTTTACTTCTTTACTACTCCCTTAATTAAGTCTTTGATTTCTCTTAATTCTGCTTTTAAATTATTTATTTCCTTTACAGCATTTCTTATTTCATCACCTTGTTTCTCTCTCGCTCTCACTCTACTCATATACATTTGATATTCAGTTGTATTTGTATTGACGATACCATTTGAACTAGTA